CGGAAGTACAACTCCCGCGATACCGAGATCAGACTCAGCCGCCTTTATCAGATCCGCGAGTTCGTCGTTGAACGCGTCCGTATTTATCCTGAGTGCCATCTTAACCTTGTCAAGTGTTGCCATAACTTACCTCACAACAGGAGCGAGGTTATTCGCCCCGCTCCGCATTTTTCTGTAGAGTCAACTGATAGTTCTTGAAAAATTCCTTCGTGATAACCGTGTGTCCTACGTGTCCGAGTCCGATGGACGGGTCCGCGAGTATCTTGTACCCGCACTGTCTTGCCCGCCAGCAGAACGCGATGTCCTCGCCACAGTTTGCTATCGGCGTGAACATCTGTCCGAACCTCGCAAATACCGAGACGAATATCTCCGCTTTCATCAGGACACACCCGAAGCCACACGCGCCGACCTCAAACGGCTCGGTTGGTATATCTTCGAACTCAGTCCATTCGAACGCGGTTTCATCTTCGTTTAGGTCCATCGTCTTAAATGCGACAGGCGAAAACGGCTGTGTACGTCTGTAGTAGATGCCCGTCACCATATCGGCCCCGTTATCGATGTGTTCGAGAAGCCTTTTAAGTGTGTCGGGATTGAATACCATATCGGAGTCGAACCACATAACGAGGTCCGCTTCGTCGAGTAATGCCTTCTTTGCGATCTGGTCGCGGCTCGTATAAATCAAAGAACCGAGGTTGAACCAGATTGAAATCTGTGTGTCCTCGATTCCGTAAGATGTCAACGTTGCCAGACTGTGCGCGAATTGTGCCGGGAGCTGGTCCATACACGGCACCGCGATAAGAATCTTTCTCATATCAGTCACCTCCTAAATTTCTGATACTCGAATTACTTCGTAATCTTAACGAACGCGTTCGGTGCTACAACGCCGAGTGCAACGTACTCACGGCCGAGAACTTCGATGAGGTCCTCTTTCTTCTTGCTGAGTTCGTCGAACTTAAATTCGATGTTGTCTCCGTTAGGGAAGTTAGCAAGTGCGCCGTGTCCGAGGTCGCCTACGATAGCGTATGTTACGCCGGTTGTGGCAGCGGATGCCGAAGCGATTGTGTTGTTGAATACAACTGGGAGACCCTCGAACGGATCAACAGGGAACGAGCCGGCATACTCAACAGCCTTGAATGTGCCCCATGTCTGTTTATTCATCATGATGACAGGATTGGCCGCCTCATCGCTCAGAAGGGACATAGCTGCTGCCACTGTTCCGAGTGCTGGGCTTGCTGCTACGAGTTTAGGAACTCCCGGGCAGTCAGTAGTCGAAACTGTTCCGCAGGCCTCGATCTTTGCGATCATTGTATCGGCTGCCTTCTTTGCGATTCTGTATGCCAGTTCATCGTAGATGTATCTCAGGAACTCTTCGCCTCTGAGGTCATAAACTTCATCGGATATTGAAATCCATTTCTTTATTGATTTCGGCTGAAGTTCTACGATTCCGAGAACGAGCGTCTCTTCGCCTACTGCTGTATCGCCTTCATTGTGAATAACTGCGTCTGATCCGCTGGCTTCGAACTGGATTTTCAGATTTCCTCTGACAAAGCTCTTGCGAACGAGGGACATGATTCCTTCTTTTTCCCACGCGGTCTTTACGATGTCGTAAACGAACTCAGGAACAGCAACAGTGCCGGTTCCGTTTGGAGTTGTGTCGTTCTCAGAAGTGAGCTTTCTGCACTCCATATCGTTTCCGCTCTTGATGTACTCAGCGTATGCGTTGATGTACTCAGGTGTGTTTCTTACTTCCATTGTTGTGACTTTCCTTTCGTCTTTAACTTCTTCGATGATGATGCCCTCGCCCTTGATGACATCAGCAACGTCCTTTTTTCTCTGCTCGATCTCGAGCTTGATCTGAGCCATACGCTCCTCGAGGAGGTCGTTCTCTGCTTTGATAGCGTCCATCGCCTCGTTTGTGTCGGCTGCCTCCAGTTCGACCTTCAGTTCAGCCTTACGTGCTTCGATCTGCTCTGCATCGAGTACCATGATTTCTTCTTTAGTCAATTTTCTGACCTCCACATAAATCAATCTCGAGCATTAACTTCTTACGCCTCAGTTCAAGTTTTTCAGCCTCAAGTCTCTCCGCTTGAATCCTCTCGATCTCTCCGTCGGTCAGATTTCTTACGCTAATGGATGTAGCGTCATTGGCCGGCAAACTTACCGCCGATACGTCGTACAGTTTACGAACCGATGTGATCGTTCTCACTGTGAGAGCCTTGCCGTCAACATCTTCCATGTCGCGGGTCTCTTCGCCGTCAACAGTGAAGCCGAAACTCATCTTGTTCGTGTAACCGCCGCGGATTTCCTCGTAAAGCTGGCGTCCCAGCTCGGTACCACCGAGATCCGCTTCTATCAGCAATCCCCTCTCGTCAGGGACAACTGTCAATGTGTTGTTGGACATTCTCGCGAACACCCTTCCTTCGTGGTCGTATTGCATTATGACATCCGACATATCAGTGTTATCGAACGCCCTTGAATCCACGACCTCGTTAAAACGCCAGTCATCCGTTTCGAACAGCGTGTAAGGCTCGTCAAATGTGCTGGCGTATCCTCTGACGATCTTTTTCTCTTCCTGTTCGACCTCTGCATCCTCAGCAGTGCGAACCTCCATCGTCATGTCTCTGTATTCTCTATCCTTCTTGACTGCCATCGCTTATATCCTCCGCTGGTGTCAGCTTGTCATCGGCTGAGTAGTATTCCCCTCTGATGACCCTTGTGTCCCCGTTTTCGACCGGTGCTAAATTCCAGACCTCACGGGCTTCGTTTATACTAAAAAGACCGCGATCCAAAAGTTGCGCGGTCACATTTAACTTGTCTGAATTGCTCATGTACTGTAGTCGGTTCGCCGTTAACATGAGCTGTGAGCCTTGCGCCCTCTCCCGCTCCGAGAACAGAGCCTTTGACATCGACTCGCTGAACTGGATGGCAAACGGCTCGATTGCGCCCTCATAGAACGCGGACCAGGCATCACCGAACGCCTTGTTCTGCAATACGTCCTCGTTCACACCGAAGTAGTTGTAAACGTTCTCGCGTATCGCCTTCATCTGGTCGGGATCCACCGTGTACGGTTTTACATCTATCTGCCTGATGTCCTTATACGTGTTCGGGAACAACAGGAATCCGCCCGCTTCGGAATCGCTCGCAAGGTTTTCGCGTGTGAAGCGTTTACGTTCGAGCGCGAGATCCTCAGGCTTCGTGAAGTTCGCGAGCTGTGCCATGAAACGGAACGTGCTCGTGTTCTTGACTGCCTCTTCGATGCCCTCGTTCTGTATGTGTATCAGCTTCATCGTTTCGTCGATGGCTGTGTTCGGGTCTCCGAAGAAATCGCTCTTATACTGGTGCTTTGTAAGGACCGCACATTTGCGGAACTCGACCGCTGCGATCTCGCCGTGATTGAACTGATAACGAAGCCACAGTTCTTTGTCGTACTCGAGCAGCGAGCACCGAGACGGAAGAACAGGATACACGCCCGTTATGATCATTCGCTCGTCAAACACCGGGACGATGAACGCCGTGTTGTTTATGTCGAGTATGGTCGATACCCTGTAGAGGAACTGCGACCACGTCTGCCACTGGTTCGGACCCTGTCTGAGTTTTGATTGTAATGACGGATTAGCTGATCCAATCAGCTCCACCTTCAGCTTCGAAATATGTCTTGCCCTTGCATCGATAGCGGCGCGAACTATCTCGCTTTCGTAGATCGCCCCGCCCCAGCTTGTGAACACTGGTCTATATGCGGTCAGAGTGCGGAACATCGTGTAGGCTTCATCGAGTGCCTTCTGTGATTTCTTCGCATCGTCTGGCCTAAATATCCAATCGAACAGACCCATGTAGTTATCTCCTGTTAATTCTTTAGTTGCGTACCAATTTCACCGAACCACTTTTGACGCACACACAGCGCATCGGCTAAAGCTGCCACGCCGTCGATACGCGCTGTTGGATGTATCTTTATAAGTCGGCCTCGACCTCGTTCGGTGCTGATCTTGACCGCCGCGTTTAACAGATGGGCTTTTAACAGGTCGTTGTCGCCTATGTATAAATGCCCGTCTTTGATTAACCCCTCCATCTCTTGCAGTACCGGCCAGAGGTTATCCCCCTGATAAACTGAGTCCATCTGAAAACCCGCGTTCTGCATATCCTGAACGAGATATTGTGCAGAATAGCGGTCATATCCGACCTTTAACGGATACAGTTCGTGCTCCCTCAGAAGCGACGTGAACCAGTTATAGCAGTCGTGATAATCAACAAAGTTATCACCGCTGAGAGACAAAAATCCGCGTTTAACATAAGTCCAGTACGGGACCGCATCGCGCTCGGTCGCCTCGTCTATCTTCTCGGCTGGCATCCAGAAGTGTGCCAGAACGTTCAGCCGCCCGTCTTTCTCTATGACCGCACACGCACACGTAAGGTCTGTGGTCTGTGACAGGTCGAGACCGGCAACACAATAGCTGCCCCTGAGCGAGTCGATGTCGATCGGATCCCCGCTGATTGATGCCACCGATGTAGCCGGGAGCCACGCAAGGCTCGAGTTCTGTTTGATGTTGCAGTACTTACACATGAACTCGGCCTTCTTTGAGAGCGACCCCTCCGCGATGGCGATCTCTTCGAGCATATAATCGACCGAGACCGAAACGCCTAAGTTCGGATTCGCCTTACGCAGTTCGTTGATGTCGTTCCACTTCTCGATGTCGTCGATCATATAAAGAAGCGGCAGCAGCTTGGTTTCCTTCGAATCGCCTAATAAAAAACGAGTCGACCTCTTCATCAACTCGTCAAATATTCCGTCGGATATATAGCCGGCTGTGGTGCAGCTGAGCAGAATCCCTTCCGGTCTCGCACCCATGCCGGACTTCATTACCTCGTATTGCTTCAGACCCGCATCGCCAGCCCATGCCGCCACCTCGTCGCAGATCGCCAAACTCGGATTGAAGCCGTCTGACTTCTTAGCCGAAAACGCTATCTTCTTGACGGTGCTGTTCGTAGCCGGGACGGATAAGTCTGTCTGTCGGTGCCGTGCCAGTTCACTATCGTCGCGGATAAGTCTGCCCCGTGCGTCAGTCTCTTTGACCTCTTCTCTTAACGCTTGCCACTCAGGATCAAGCGTGGTCATCATCCAGATGTCGTTGTAAACGAGATCAGCCTGGTCGAGCTTCGGAGCGATGCAAAACACCCTTGAACCGAAGCCGCCTTCCTGTCGATACGTGTAGTCCCCTAATGAAGAGGCTATCTTTGTCTTGCCGTTCTTGCGTCCGACCAGAAGCACACATTCTCTGTACTGTCTGTGTCCGTTTGCGTCCACGAGACCGTAAATGCACGAGAATAACGCCTTCTGCCACACTTCTAATTTGATGTAGCCCGGTGCGAGAGGTCCTTCAGTGTGGAAACAGTGCGTCTCAATCCACTCGATAGCCGCGTTTGCCTTCTTCTGGTCGAAAAAATAGCGTTTCGCCTCGAGATCCTGAATGATTCGTTCATATATCAGCGTGATCCACTTGCCGACAGTATATGTCCCGTCCTTGATGCCCTGATAGTACGTGTAAATCCAGTTATCTCCGGCCATGTTCACCTCATCTTCGGCCATGTCGTTATAGGTTTCTGCAAATCAAAAG